ATTTGTTTTTACCTCGTTTGTTTTACTTGCGGAATGGTTACCCGCAGATGAAAGGGGAATCGACAACTCCCCGTTGTATCCTTTTGTTACAGAAATTACCGTAAGACAAAAGGTTAAGTATTTATACTAACAGAATCTTAAGAAACTGTCAAGAGGTGTGGTTTGCCGCCTCTTGTGCTGCTCTCTGAGCAGCAGAGTTCTCGGTAACTCGACCGAGGTAAGGATCATAGTTCATATGTGCTCTAATGTCAATGCTTGGACCGTTCTGCTTCCACCAATTATACTGAGCTTCATAATTACCCCTATGAAACGCATCAACGTGTTCTGGATGGATGCTAGACCCTAACTCTGTTCTATAAAGAAGTAGAGGTATGGCGAAAGTGTTTCCAGAGTTGTAAATCAGATCATCAGCAACTGGACGTGGTTTTACTCCTTGATCCAGTTTATATTTGTCTCCACGGCAATGAAGACGAACAAGTTTTTCAGCGTGATGTCTACTGATAACATAACATGCTGTAGAGAAATCATTTACAAATCTCTTATGCAAGGTTATGTGAACATCACCAGTACAAATAATTGCAAGTTGCACCACATCATAATCATATGGAAATTGTGAATAAAAATCTGCCCAGGTGAAATTCCAGAATCTAACCAGTTCCAAACTACAATCATCTTCCATAATGATTGCATAGGGACTAGCAGAGGTCTCTAGGTAGTGCTTGAGTGCCTTCAGATGAGACGTGGTGCATCCAATCTCCCCAGAGGACATCATCACAGGATACTTGCCCTTTATGATGTCACTTAGGTCATCCTCTCTACCATCATAGGCAGAGATACGCTCATAGTTTTCAACTTGCCAATATTTAAATTGATCCTCCATGTACTGTCGCCTTTCTGGTTGTCCATCAAGGTTCAGATAATAAATTGGGCCAATCCCATTAAGTTTGTATGCTGCTTTATTCTTATCAAGTGTATTAAAATCCATCATATAATCTCCCAATGTTCACAGTAAAGATCTTTAATATTTAAATGGGCATTATTAGGACCAAACCACTGCTTAGGAGCAATAACTCTTCCACGGTTTGCCAACCAAGCACCCCACCAAGAAAAAGTAGAGTTAGCAATGATAAAGTCACTGCATTGAGACATCATGTATAGATCATGATATGGTCCTGCTGCTTGGGAGACAATGAATCTGTCGTCCGCAAACAATGCTTGTTCCATACACCAATCAGGATCATCACTGAAGATAACTACTTGCCGTTTAACATCAAACTTCTTCAGTGCCTCTTCATAATAATCAAGACTCTGATTGTAATGATTACCAGAGTTAATTAAGAAATCTCCTCTACGGATATGAAGAGCGATTGGATCATTAAAACAACTATCAACTATCTCCTTACACTCATCAACAATCTGTTTCTTAAACGTAAACTGTTCTCTCAGTTCTCTTGCACAGTGTTTGAAGTATTTCTCTGTCTGAAAGAATCCATAGAGAGTATAATCAACTTCTCTACTGCTACTAAGAACAGAAGAATCAAATTCAAATCCTTTCTCTTGAACAACATAGTCTGTTTTGAGAATACCAGTGTTTTCTGGTTTGATGTCAAAACAATCGAACAGTTCAATCCTCAACTTATTCCCAAGTGCATCCACAAGAACTTCGTCATGGTTTGGAATTGAATATGCAACACCTGTATAACGTGCAACACCTAGAGTTGCAGCGAACTGAAACATCTGGTTTCCCAGTTGTCCAAGTTTACCAAGATAATTAAATGCTACTGTCATTTCGTTTCCATAGAGTCAAGTTTTTCATGTATACATATAATGTTTTTCTCAATCTTTTGGATTTTTTGTTCTTGAGAAAGTAACCAATCATAATACATGTGTCCTTCAAATTCATCTTCAATGTGATGATCCAGACCATATCTTTCAACGGCCCAGTTAGGAGGAGTTTTAGTTTTCCAAGGATATAGTACATGCTCTAATTCAGCAACCACACCCCATAACCAGACGTGAATATCCCTAATCATTACACTTGATACTCTGAGTTGTCCTTTGCCAGGTGAACAATTTTTGGTTCAAAATTACATGCCTGTTTGAATACTTCTGGGTATGCATATTCGGGTCCAAGTACATGAACGTCTTCTCTCCTTTCAGCAAAGAATTTATTCATCTGACTTTCATCATGCCATTGCGCGATGATATTGTTATCAAGATCTTTTTGAGTTCTAGATTCCAATTCATCTATCATATCAAGAACATGAGGAACTTGTCCACCCCATAGACAACCCTGGAAATACACAGACGTGTCATCCTCACTCAGTATTCCTGCAGAAGACTTATCATTAGTTTCAAAGGCACCTGGATGTTGATCATGAGGTGACATCTTTAAGTAGTGGCATGGATGGTGTACACCGAAAAAAGGTTTATCGGAGAAAAACTCTTCTTCAGTAATCGTATCAACTACCAAAGTATCTGCATCCATGAATACTACCTTATCAAATCCAGACAACTCTTTCTTTGCCTTATTAATAATATTAAATCTCAATAAAGTAATATAAGGCCAATCAAGATGTTTCTGAGGGACAGTAGTAATATTACTAGGAGAATCTTCTATTTCGCCATCAGTAAATACAAAAAATTCTTTCTCAGTATTTGGTAAAAAATTTGATTCAATATTTTCCCAATAATTTGGAAGAAAATCAATGTACTTACCAGTTCCAATAAAACATATTGCAACCTTATCTTTGTTTTTGTTTATGATTTTTTCCATCGCAGGAACATAGTGTTGTTCAACTACATTCGACCACTCAAACGTTTTTGCATATTCCAAAATCTCTTTTCTATTCTCCACAGAATAATTTCTGTTTTTAATAATTTCAGATTCTAGAAATACCATATCTGTGATCTTGTCCTCAGGAATCACAGTAATAAAATCTTTACTTACATCAAGATTAGCTGCTGCCCATTCACTAACAACAACACCCAATCCTGCAGCAAATGCTTCAAGACACACAAGAGGATGTGCTTCACCATCACTCAAAAGGACAAGATTTCCATAATCTGTCAACTCATTATAGAGTTTATCTTTTGACCATTCTTGTAACCATCTGGTGCTGATATCAAATCTAGTATCAGCGTTATTACCGGCAAACCACAGACTGTCAATACCTTGAAATAAATACTGCCTCTTCCGATAATCAATCTTTGCAAGATATATTGAACGTTGTGGGTACTGTGGTTTTTCAGTTTTTTTGAATAGATCAAGATTTACACCATTTGGTGTAACAAATAATTTTTCATCTTCAAATCCCATGGTGGTTTTATAAGTATCTCTGATACCACCAGATAAACAAAATACGTTTGGTTTTATTTTAGCAAACTTTTGAGCAACTCTAGGTCCATAATAATCCCATTTATTTGGTTGTTCCAAATACCCAAAATGACTTGTAATTGCACAAGGATATCTAATATGAGGAACTAACTCAACAAAATCATCATATTGAACATGAACAAAATCAGGATCAAAAGAATCAATCTCTTTTAGAATATCATTCGGGTTTGGTGTATTAACAATTAATACTTCATGACCCAACTTCTCAAGAGCTAGTTTTTGATCCCAAATTAAAATCTCAACAGCACCCCATCCTGTAGGGGGAATGGGCATAATGCCTGGTCCAACAATAGCAACTTTCATTACAATACCTCTAATTCATCTAATTTGTTGTGGTCTTCTCCATTCGGCCCATTTTTCTTTTCCCCTATAATCAATTTCTTCCTCACAGTAATCACAAAGGTCTGCACCATTCGCTCTAATATCTTGAACATGTTCAGAACTAATATATTCATCCCAGGTATTTTCTAAGAGATTACCCATGATTTCATCAAGACCATAGTCTTGACAACACAGAGCAAGCGATCCATCAGGCAATAGAACGTTTTGATAAACTCTTGGACACTTTCCTCGAATGTTTTGTTCGGGCGGAACTTTTTCCTTTTTCTCCAAGAGTATATTCATAGCCCTACTGTTAATATCTCTGACACCAACATTATAATGCCTAGCAAGGTCATTAAGCAAGGGATGAAGATCACCATGACAATGAAAATTGATTGTCCATTGATTAGGATTTTCTAAGATATAATTTAAGATCTCATAATATTCATCACTCAACTCTGGATACTGTTTACCACCCTCCTCATAATATTGAAGTGGGGTTTTAACACCAATCATCTCAAAATATGATCCAGATGGTAAGTGAACATTGCAATCATATGGAATCTCACTCATTTTATCCCATTGTTCTTTTGTCAAACCCATAAGAGTAGTATTGACCAACAACTCAAACCCCATCTTGTGAGTATGAATCAACATATCAGCACAGTCAGGATTCAAGAAAGGTTCAACATACCCAGTAAAGTTTAGATGAATCTTATCATTAGGCATCGTACTGATACACTTCTTATAAGTTTCCAAAGACATCATCGTGTCTTGTTCCTTACCAATCCTTTCTCGATATCTACTAATCAAAGTGGATTGTGGACAATACTCGCAGACGTTGGAGCAACCAATTTTTGTTGTTACTTCTATAGAATACTTCTCAGGGGGTTTCATTGAATTCTTTCTAATAGGACATGGTTTCCCTTACCTTCATAGGCAAGATAATCTACATCTTCATATAGGGGCTCTTCGTCAATTTGATAGTTAGTCCAGTCACCAAAATAAGGTCGTCCTATATCAATTATACCAGCGATGGCGTCGATTCCAGCACCTACATCAAGGAATACAGCGTCTGTGTATTTCTTCAATCTATGTATAAGACCAGACTTGACGTGCCCCATTCCCATCAGAAAAATCTTTGAACTTGATTTTTCAAGTTGTTCTCCAACCATTGCCTCAGTTGCATCCAAATCATCACATGCAAACTTCTGTGGTAGAGAGATATAATCTTCAAATTGCTCTAGACCAAGATACTCTTGGTATTGCTCTGCACCCATCAATTCACTTACCAAATTCATTTTGGTGTTTGCGCCCATGAGTCCAATTTTTCCAGCAAATGTTTCAAAGAACCATTTGTTTGCAATCAAAGCATAACCATACTCAGCGGGATAATGAATCTTTTGATTGGGAATCACTTCCCTGAAGAATTGTCTATTATGTGTATAGATCTCACAGGTATAGTAATCACAAAGTTTAGAACCATCAACAAACTGAGAATGATTAATTTCACTGTAAGATTTGGCAAGAGCCCTTCTTCCAGGTGTTGCACTTCCAGATGGAATTCCTTTCAGGAACCAATAGTCACCATCACCAAACTTGTAAAAAGTTTTACTCTCTCCTCTATCCACAAGATCAATCAGAAGATTTTTAAAATCAACTAAATGCTCCTGAAATTTTGGATAGCATTCTTGCCTTTCAAAAAAAGGTTCAGTGTCAATATTAATACATCCATCAATTTTATACTGATCCAGGAACCTTGCTGGATATCGTATGTTCACGTAATCTGGAGCTTCAGTCATTGTTGTACCTCATTAATTCAAAATAACTTCCAAGTTTTAGTTTAGTTTTTGTTGTAACAGTTTCTTTGATATCATCTTCCCGATAAAGATTATATGGGAGGATTCTAAAATCAACACTAAATCTAGTCATCCCCGTGGTATTAATTTTATTACCGTGTTTCAAATTAGATCCATTCCAAATGTAATACTCTCCATATTCAGCATTCATGGGTTTGTAATCACCCAGATCCTCTTTTGATTCTACCCAAATGGTAGAACTATCCTTTGCTGGTGTGATTGGTAAAAATATATTGACTTCATAAGGACTATGACTATAGGATTTATCCTTATGAAATTCTGCCACAGAAATATTATTAGGGACTTGTGCTCTAAATGTTGGTATCTTTTGGTATAAAATGTCCTCTTTAAAAAGGGGTAGAATTTGTTCTTCTAAAAATTTAGTATATACATTTAAAAAATTAGATTCCCTTACTTTACTATAGAATCTTTTATGCAATTTTGTGCGTTGATCTGTATCGAACGTCAGCTTTTTAAAATTACAATCTTCCCACTTGTGAACATATTCTAGATTATAACTCTGGAACATCTCTTCAATTTCAAATCGAAACTTATACTTCTCCTTATCAAAAGAAAACTTTTTACCCAATTCCATCACCAACCATCCTTAATACAATCTACGATATATTGTCTGTCCTCTGGTGTTACCCACCATCCAACAGGAATACAAATCATTTCTTTTACCAGTTTATCTAGGTTAGGAAGATCCGTTTTAAATTCAGACATACATGAATGAATATCGTTTCGTTCATGAACCCTACTTACCATAATATTACACTCCTTCATCTTGTTCATGAAGTCTTGCTGCCTTTCAACTTTCATTGTGTATATCCAGTAGGATGATTGACGATCAGACTTATTTTCAAGAAGAGTTACTCCAGAAACATCAGACAACTCCTGATTATAGAAGTTAGCATTATCAATGGTTTTAACAAGGTTATCTTGAACAACAGGTGATAAATTTTCAATACCAATGGATGCATTGATGTCATTCATATTCATCTTAAATCCATACTCTGGAATGTCACTCTCACATCTAAAGTCTTTACGGTTATCATTCCGATCAATGCCGTACCAACGGAGAAGTTTTGCCCTCTCTACTTGTTTGTCATAAGGAAAAACCACACATCCACCATCACCTGTGGTCAAATGTTTAATTGCTTGAAAACTAAAGGTGCAAATATTTCCATGACTACCAATCTTAGATCCTTTGTATGTCGATCCAAAAGCGTGAGCACAGTCTTCAATAACTGCTGGTCTGAATCCATATAGTGATTGGCATTTATCTTGAATGTCTTTGAGTCTATCAAGATCCACAGGATATCCTCCCCAGTGAACCACCATAATTGCTTTGGTGGTTGGAGAAAGTTTTCTCTCCAAATCATCTAGATCCATATTACAAGTATTAGGATCTACATCAACCCACTTCAACTTGAGTCCATTAGCAAGAATGGGCCAATTAGTTGCGGTGCAAGTCAAAGGTGTTGTAAGAACTTCATCATCTGGACCAATACCATCCCACTGATTTTCAACAAAGGCAACTCCGTGATAACCTTTCACATTCCTTTCAGGTCTCTTCAACATATGAAGGGCAATGTGTTCGGCAGAAGTCGCAGCATTAGTAGTTACAACATTAGGAGTATGAAAGAACTCTTTAAGTAAAGATTCAAACTCATCTACTTTAGATCCTTGTCCAATAAAACCAGACATCAAAACTTCTGATACCGTCTTAGGTGCTTTATCAGACATAAAGACTTTAAACAGAGGTATAATATTTTCTCTCATCATCATTTTGAAATCAACGTAATTGACGGATAGTCCTCTAATACATCTATTCTAACACTATTAGAATACTTTTGCAATATTGGTTGTATCATAGGTTTCTGATATTTGACCATCCACTCGACAGAATCTCTGTCAGCAGAACCACCTTCGAGTATCATCATTCCACGAACCTTTGGAAGATAATTATTAATTGCAAATTCAAATACATCACCATTATTTGCAATATCGATGTGAAGAATATCTATCGAATCATCTTCATAGTCATCAACAGAATCGTAGAAATTTTTCTTGTTAATAGAAATATTAGGATTGTTTTTGTATTTGTTAGTTACGAATCCATAGTCTGCGGCATTATAAGGAAAATCATCAAACAGATCATTAGCCTCTATCAATGCATTCTTAGCGTATTCAACAAAGCAATCTAAAGAATAACCTTCTAGTATTCCAAATTCAACTATCTTTTTTGGATTTAGAGCAAAACAAATAGATTGAAATACCTTATCGTAACTATTTGTCTTATAAGATGATTTAATATTTTGAGTATCCACTTCCAAAAGTTGCGTCATACCATCTCCTTGTGCAATACTTTACATCTGATTGAAAATCTGTATCTTTGGTTTCCCAAAAATCTCTCATACTATTCTCAATATTAACTCCATCTTTTGGTGGTGGAGGAGCAAACTTATCCAAATCAATACTATCAAGATACTCCATAAAGTCTGACACTTTAACGCCAAAGTATCCTGTTTTAACACAGGGAAAGACAGTATTATCTTCAATGCAGAAAAGGTTTCTGGGATTGTCTAAGAAAGATTCAATCATTGAAGCATCATCTAGAATCATTCTAGGTTCATAATGAAAGAAATAATCGTATTCACGTATTTGTTCTTGATACTCTTTCCACATTTCAATATCACCACCTCCATTATTATACCTTCCATAGTCATTTTTCTTTTTAACAAACAAGAAAGTGCCTTTGGGGATAGAATCTAGTATTTGTTGTGGTAGTTGATCTTCGTCTTTACAAGTGTTTTCAACAAAAACAACATCACATTTAGAGGTATCTATTTTATTAAAGAAAATTTCCAATCCCCTAGAGTAATCATCTATCCTGGACTGAACATAATCCTTTTTCTGAACATAATCGTCTATGTCAACAGCTGCTCTTAGTTCAATAAGTATTGATTTTTTCATGACTGCAACTCCGACATAATTTCATATTGTCTATGAAGATGTGCCTCATTTTCAAATACCGCAAACATGTCGTCATTGTTTTTATAAACGTATGCCATGGCAACCTGTTCATTATTAATAAGATTGTTCTTCAACATTTTGTTGACAAGAACATCATCGATTAAATCGCAGAACTTAGAAAGAGATTCAGATCCTCCTCCCCACAATCCAGCCATAACAAAAGATCGTGCATCCCACAGAT